CGTCGTGGTCAAGTTGCATGCGGTCCAGGCGCATCATGAGCGTGGTGTAGTCAAGCGCAATCGGGCCACCTGGCCCCATGCGCCACTGCCCGCCAAGCTCAAGGAAGACATTGACGGAGCGCCAGTTTTCGGGCCAGACCTCGGCGTCCGTGATGACGCAGAAGTCGCCAATGTCAAACCCACCGTCTGAAACTTTGGGGGCGGCTTTGGCATAAAGCGCTTGGGCCGCCTCAATCAGTTTCCCAGGCGGCCTTCAGTAACGGCAAGGCGGTAGGAGTCGATTGCAGCCAAGGCCACGCCTGGCAGTTCGTCGCACAATTGCACAACGTTGTCGCGGCTGAAATCAACGTCCAGATTCCACCCGTCAGCGATCTTCATGATGTAGTCGCTGTTGGTGTCCCTGAGCCTTTCGAGAGCTTCCTTCACGCTGAATTTCACGTCTTCTTCAGACGTGCTTTCAGGTTTGACCCCAGCGTTTTTGAACAACTCATCCAGAAACGCGCCGAACTCGGTTCGGGTGCGGTAGATGTAACTCAGTTCAATGGTGCCTTCGCCGCCCTCGGGCAGCGTGACCTTGAGCGTCTTCTTGAAATTCTTGGGGCGTTTGCCCAAAACAATCTTTGCCATGATGGCTCCTTGGCGGATTAAGAATGCCCGTGCCCGACCGGCGCTCTTTCCGCCAAGAAAGAGACACCGGCCGAGTCGGTGCTGGGTTGGCCTTAGAGGCCGGATCAGGCGTACTTGATGATTCGGCCTTGGGACAAGAATTGCGCGGAAACCTGGTCAACCTGCTCAGCGCCCTGCTGGTCAACTTCCGCCATCTGGAAATAGCCATAGCCGTAGGACGCGGCGCCAGAACCCTTGACGGCCTTAAAGGCAACCAGGGTATTGCTGCGGCTAATGTCAAGAAGCGTTGCCCAGTTCGCCAGCGCCTCGTCGGAACCGATAGTGAGCGTGATCTGCGCCGGATTAAATCCGTTTGGCAACAGGATGCCTTGCACCAGCTTCAGCGGGTTTACGGTAATGTTCTTGGCATCGCCGCCGCTGGTGCTGATGCCAAGCACCTGCGGAATCTCAATCCAAGAACTGATCTTTGACAACGTGCCTGTGCCTGCGCCAGATGCGTACAGGTTGGTATTGGTGCTGTTGAGCCCAGACAAGTCCAGTGCATTTGTAGATACGTTCGCCGCGCGGAACACAGTGTTGGATGCGCGCTCCCAGCCGGAGACAAACAGCAGTTCGTCGTCGTTGGAGTAGCCGTGTGCCGTAGCTGTTGCAACTGCCGGGTTGGCGTTTGTGACTGCAGAAACTGCCTTGGTCGCAGCGAAGGTTTGCGAAACGTAGAACGCTACGCCCGCAGAGGTACGGTAAGCCATGATATTTGCCTTTCGGGATGAAAAAAGCCGCCTCGGTGGGCGGCTGGTTGGAATGCCCGAAACGGGCATGAAAAAGGCCCCGGGGATTGCTCCACGGGGCCAGTCTTGTGGTCTGTTCGACCGCTATCTAAACGAGATGATCGAAAATTCCTGCATCGTTCCGTACATCTCGAAATCCGGTTCTGCCTGCCCTATCGGCTCGTTTTGTGGGTGAGCTTCAAAGACAGTCGCCGCTGCAAGTCTTTCTTCAATCGCCCTTGCAAGGGTCAGCGCTTCAGATTTTGTCGATGACCAAACGTTGATCTGCACAATGCTGTGCCGCTTGTCGGAGGCATCGCCTTTCAACCACCGCAGCGGCTTTCCACCGAGGTGCTGATAGGTGACGTATGGACGGGCCGTGTCAACCGGGGCAAAGTCAGGGAACACACGCGCACAGTCCAGTTTCAGGAGCGTCACAAGTTGCGGCTCCATGCTCACTTTGCTACCCCTTTGCGAGCCAGTTCAGCATAAAACGCGGCTTTCATTGCTTCGGCTGCTCGGTCAAACGCAGACACTGCAGCCCGGACAAATGGCCTAGCCGGGTGCTGAATTGGGCCGTTCTTTCTTGGCACGTAGTAAGCATCTTTGACAGACTGCGGTGCATTGCGCCTGGGCTTTGGCTTGCCTTGCATTTCTGGCCTAATAGCAGTCTTCCATTGGCCTTTGTCGTTGATGTAGCTGGCGTATCTCTGCAAGTAGCCGTACTCAATCAACGCACCGTGCGGGGCGATAGTTCCTGTCCCGGTTCTGGCGGTTCGCCATGAAACTGAGTAAGTCGCACGCGAGTACAAATCCCGCCCAGCAAACGTGCCGACCTTTACCGAGGCCTCTTTGTCGAAGACTTGATAAATCGAATTCTTTAGGTTGCCTGTCTTGACGCCGATTGCAGACACGTTCTGCTGCACCTTGTCATACAGCACCTGGGCTCCAGCCTGAGCGGCAACGCGCGCAGCCGCGTACATCTCGGATTCAATGGCATCAAACGCGCCATTGATGCCGCTTGTGTCGGTGCGGATCGTGAACGCCTTAGCCATTAGTCGCCAGCCCCAGGGCTCAAGATGCAGAGCATCTCAAGACCCTCTTTTCTTGCGCCCACGTCAATGGGTGCGCCAGAGATTGCGTAGTTCTTGCTTCTCCAGACAACCCGCATGGCTGGCGTGATGTCGGTTCTGTACCGCACGACAACAACAATGCTTCCAACGCTGAAAATGCCGTCTGCTTGGTCGCTCTCTTTGGCTCGAATGGGCGTCACACGGGCGGCAACGTTAGATGCGTGGGCGGTCCAGGTTCGTACAGGCTGGCCGTGGCTGTCTGAGCCAGAGTTGAGCACCTGAAAGGTCACGCGCTCGCGCAACTGTCCGGCAGGCAGCATCAATAAACCTTGTACTGATCAATCAACCCATCGACAAACCTGGAAGGGATGTCAATGGTCTTGCCTGTTGTGTCCATTGATTCAGCCTGTGCGTACAGGAACGCGGCTGTCATCAAAATCCATGTCCTGATGTCGTCTGGAATACTTGCGGACGTGGAGCCGTAGCCGGCCACGTATCGAATCGTGACAGGCGCTGCAATTCCTTCAGTCTCAGGCCACACAGCTTCAGGCTTCGGCACAATGACTGCAAGGCCGTCCAGGGTGTTGACTTCGTAAAGCGTGGAGCTAAGCGTCTGCTGTGTTCCGGTCGTGTCGTAATACTTGACCGATGTCAGGCTACCCAGCGGCAACAGTTCAAGCCGCAAACCATCGGTGTCCAACGCTGGAAACGATTGGTCTACGGTTCGATTGATGAGCGCACGGCCAATCTTTGCCTCACAGGCCGCACGCGCGCCTTTGATGCACAACGTGAGCAAGGAATCTTCGCTGCTATCGGTTCTGCATTGGATATACATCTCTGCCAGGCTAACCGGCTCAGCGGTCGCAGCAGTGACGACGGTGTAGCTCACGTCAGTTCCGGTCCACGCCTACGGCTGTAGAGCAGGCCTTGCGAAGCACGCGGAATGTTCCAGGCGCGGTAAGCACCTGCGCCGGGTGGTTCCGCGTCAGCACGCCGATGTTGAAATATTCAGAGGCGCTTGAGGCGACCTGAATATCAACAACGATGTCTTCAGGAAGCCCAGGGCCGGCAGCATCAATCAGGTAAAGCAGCGTACTTTCGCCTGCAGCAAGCGTGAATGTTGACGACGTTGCCTCATTTGTACCTGCGGTCAAAAATGCAGCCATCTTGTTTCCTACTGTGTGACCAAAGCGTTTGGGTGCTTTGAGTGGTCGTAACTTGCTTCAATCTCTTCTGCCGTTGGCAGCTTGGCGCGCTCAGTCTTCTTGATCGAAACGCCGTCTTCACCGCGATGGAAGTCCAGTTCCAGCGTGTCGTATCCGTAGAACCGTTGCGCCTGCGGATACATGGCATCCATGAGGCTTGTAGTCCGTGGCAGTGTGATTTCCACGCCTGCCGCCGCTGCCATGCCTAGCCAAAACTCAACACACCCACGGCCTTTTTCAGCGTCGTGCGCGTCTGGGTAGGTAAAGTCCATACCCCAACAGGAAATGCGGGTGGCGCCAACATGCAAGGCATATGCAATCGCATAAGCCGCCGTGCTGTTGAAGTACGCCATCGGAAATTTGGTGACCACTTCGGCCAAAGGAAATTCCTCCAGCGCGGGGTAGTCTGGATGACAACGGCTTGTGACAACCGGGGTCGTGGTCTTCTTCAGGAAGTCCAACATCCGAGCAATGTTGGATTCCGGCTTCGCATCAGCCCTGATCTGCTGGATGCGGACATCGTCCATGTGGAAAATCCGATCGCACTGGTAAACATCACCCAGTGCGTTGATCGTCCATGTCTCGTCACAGAATGCGTGTCGCCCACCCAGCCGTTTGGTGACTTCGGCGTATTGGCGAACCGAAGGGCCGAGGCCAAGGATGGCGATGTGGGTCACGGGTTGGCGGTCGGCGCAACAGTCGGGTTAAACAACGTGGCATTGACGCCAACGCAACCGACAGACGTGACGCCGGTTTGCACCACCAGGGCCTGCACATAGCGCTTGTTGCCGATGTACCCGATGCGCTTGGAAACGTCGCGGGTGCTGCCTGCTGTCCGTGGGGTAGCAGCGAGCAGGCTTGCCAGAACTTCGGTGCCCAGCA